AATACCAGCATTTCAAACTATTGCAATAGGTGCTACAGCTCGAAGTTATTCAGATGGTCTTACAAATACTAATGCAATTATAGCACAAACACTTCTCCCGGCGACTACAGCTTATGCTGCAGGAAGAGCAAGACTTTTTGCAGATGGTGGTTTTTCAGATTGGTATTTACCTGCAATTTGGGAGTTAAATATGTGTTATAATTCAGCTGCTATTGTAAATAGAGTTTTAGGCTCAACAAATGGGTTTCTTAATTCTATATATTGGAGTTCTACAGAAGCAGCAGCTAATAGTGTAAATGCTTTTTTTACTGGTGATGGTTCTCAATTCACATCTGTTAAGAGCAGTAACTTATCAGTCCGAGCAGTAAGAATACATACAATTTAAATACATAAAAATGAAAGTACAAATAGGATATTACAACGAACAAGGGCTATACATTGAAGAGCTTGTAGATGTTATTGAAAGAACAACAGAAGAACTAATACAAGAGAAAGAAACACAGCTCCTAGCCTTGTATGAAGAGTTGAAAGCACTTAAAGGAGAATAGATGCCTGCTACTACAATCATAGCACAGCCATCTGTAATGATGCCTGCTTACAATCCTATTAAGTATATCATAGATAATGCTTATAAGAATGAGCCTGGCTTCAGATATATCTTTACGGTCTATCCTGTAACTAATGCTACTCCGATAGCTCAGTATAAGACTCTACCTGTATTCGGTACAGGGTATGGTGAGCAGGATATCTCTAGGCTGATGCAGTCATTGGTGACATGGAAGTTTGGATTAGGTATTGTAAATGAGTCATGGTATCAATATGATATCAGATTTGGCTATGAATACACTGCTAATATTGTATATACTAACTCACTTACACAAAGTACAGGAGGAGATATAGTGATACATTACAATGCTCATGGTTTTGTGGCAGGTGATCAGATAAGTATTACTCAGGCATTTGGAGGGATTGCTGCTAATCCTACAGTAGAGGGATTGCATACTGTTATCTTTGCTAGCACTAACCTATTTGTTATAAATGCTAGATGGGATACTGTAACTGATGCCACTATCAATGGCACTGTTACCTATGCAGATTTAAGAAAGACAATACTTATAGAGGATGTGGCTCTATCAGCGCTAGAGGTATTCAATGGAGCTTATAGCTTAGGTATCTATGCTCAGGGATTATTCCCATCTACAGAGTACAATACTACACTTACTCCTAGTAATGCTTTGACATCATTGGTTGGCAATACTCAAGCTAGTGCAGCATCTATTGCCACAGGTCAATTATATTTTTTAATGGTTAGAACATATAGTGTAGATACTTATGATGTGACTTATTTTGATTGGGATGATAATCAATTAACATCATCTACTGTAGCACCAGGTACTACTGATGGATTATATAATTTCTTTGTGACTACAGATGTACCATCTGAAGCTCCTATCACTCAAAACTTTTATGTATCTATAAAAGGTGGTTCTGCTGAAATTCGGTACTACTTTAAGTATGACAATAGATGTGTTATCAATGAAGATTATCTGTACTACCTAGATAGAATGGGATCATGGCAATCCTTTGCATTCCAACTAAAGGCCTATGAGAAAGGTCAGATAAGTAGAGAGATGTATAATCAGCATGTAGATGGTCAGGTGGTAGATGGTGAATGGTTGTATAGCTCAACTGCTATAGGCAACAGAACACTAAACACTAATGTATCTAATACCTTAGAATTGAATACTAATTGGATGGACCAATACGATGCTGATAGATTCCAAGAGCTACTAACATCCCCTCAAGTGTTCTACAATAATGGTATAGAATCAAGAGCTTGCACTATAGATGCTACATCTTTTGAGAACTTTAGACAGCGAAATAAGAATCTAATTAAGCAATCAGTAACTATTAAGCTAGCACTTAATACTCCTATCAATGGTTAGGATACAACTTAGCACAGGCTACCTAGATGTTAAAGAGGGTACATCATTCCCTCTTAACTTTAGCATAGGGGATATTAGAGATATATCTAAGAGAACAGGCAACTTTAGTAAGACCATTACTTTAGTAGGCAATAACAATAACAATAACCTGTTGAATCACTACTATGATGTAAACATTCAAGCTGGCACTTTTAATATTAATCAGCTCACTAGCTGTGATGTTATTCAGGATGGTATCCCTGTTATGACTAACGCAACTCTTCAGCTCATTAACATTAAGAAGTCACAGCTCACATCAGCCTATGAGCAGATGGTGGAGTATGAGGTATTGATTAAAGAGGATAGAGGTACATTCTTTACTGACATCTCTAATAAGTATTTGAATAATATAGATTTCTCAGACTTAGATCACTTTGTAGATGCTGATGTAGTGATTAGTACTTTTGACTATGGAGTAACAGAGGGATATAAGTATGTAATGCCATACAACATAGACAATCAGTATCAGCTAAATTGGTTCAAGCCTGCTATCTATGCTAAAAATTACTTTGATAGAATCTTTGCTACAGCAGGATATAGTTACACTTGGGATGGATTAGCAGCTGCGAACTTTGATAAGCTACTGATTCCATACAATGGTGATCAGAATATAGTGGATTGGAGTGATTATAAAGTAGTGGCTAGTAATAGTGGATGGAGTCAGACTTGGTCTACTCCTCAAGTAAATGCAACTTTTGGACAGATGACAATTCCTATCAGATATCCTATTACTACAGGATGGACTGAGACATTAGATTCTAGCAACTTATTTAATACTACCAATGGAGAGTACACTACTCCTCAATGGACAGGGGTAGGTGCAGGTCAATCTTATACATGGGAGATGACTGTAAGTTATACTCTATCACTTAATGCAAGTACATCATGTTATTCATTAGGACCAATTATTTTACCTCAAATTCCTCACAGTAATAGTTTTAGATTAGCTTTAAATGTATCTATAGGTGGCAATCAAAATATAGATTGCATAGGTCAATATATCTATGCAGATTATGATGATAATGCTATGCCTTCAGGTATTACTAACTTAGGTAGTTTTACTGAGGTTTTTACTTTAAGTGCTACCTCAGATGGCTCAGGATTTATAGACTATAATGATATTCAGATAGCACAAGCTAGAATATTATTAGGTGCAGGTCAGTATAGGCAGTGGGAGGATGAGTTTAGTATTAGCCCATTTACACCTCCTGAAATAATCTTAGACATTACATCAATAGACCTAACCATCCGCCCATCTGATAACATCCCATTGAACAGTGGTATCACTACCATGAACAACTTTATCCCTGAGAAGATTAAGCAATCGGATTTCATCAAGAGCATCTTTATGATGTATAATATTTATGCTACTGCTGATCCTGATAATCAGAATAATCTAATCCTAATTAGTAGAGATGAGTACTATGATTCAGGTAAGGCTGTAGATTGGACTAACAAGCTGATGAAAGATAAGGAGCAATCTATGATTTTTATCCCTGAGCTTAACAATAAGAAACTAAGACTAACATATAAGGCAGATACTGACTCACCTAACACAGTCTATACAGGTGTTACTAATGAGATATATGGACAAGTGGAGGTAACCTTTGATAATGAGTATGTGAAAGGTATAGATGTTAAAGAGCTTATCTTCTCACCTACACCTGTACAGCCTACAATATTCGGTGCATTTTTACCATTACTAAATGGTGCAGCACCTAAGACTAACATCAGAATATTATATGATAATAGGCAGAAGGTTGCTCAGGAGGTTATAATTAATTCAGGGTATGATACACAAACATCTACAGGTGGAGCTTATCCCTACCTCTCACATTTTAGAGGAGATCCATTTAATCCTCTCTCAGATATTAACTTTGCAGAATGTCAATACTATTACTATCAAGTAAATCAAAACACTAACAACAATCTTTACAATAGTTATTGGAGGAGAACAGTAGCACAAATAAATGGCGGTAAGCTATTGACTGCATACTTTCTACTCAATGAGGTAGACATCCAACTAATGGAGCTGAATGATAAGATAAGGATTGACAATTCATGGTGGAGTATTAATAAGATTATAGATTACAATGCTAATGATTTAGTGCCTACTAAAGTAGAATTGATTAGCTTAGAAACTGAAATAGATTTACCTAACTTCGGATAGAGATGGCAATAAAGAAAGGACCAGGTAATGGCGAGCAGATTGTAAGTATAATGCAAGGGTATAATACTAAGACCAATGTAACTACTGACAATCATAACTCTATTATCTTAGGCTCAGGTAATGTGATAGGAGATAGACTTAATGCTTTAATAGTAGGCAATGGTCTAAGCTTAGAGAATGATGGCATAGCTACTACTAATCTAACAGTGACTAGTACTCTTAATGGTAGGACTATTAGTGATATACTACCCACTTATAAGAAGTACATAGCTTTGATTAGTCAGACTAGCACCTCAGCACCTACAGTCATAGAGCTAGAGAATACTATAGGACCTATAATATGGACTAGAGGAGCAGTAGGTATATATTTTGGTACATTAGCAGGAGCTTTTACTTTAAATAAGACTTATGTAATGCTTAGTCAAGTATTGCCTAATAGTATAGTAATGGCAAAAAGAAGAGATAATGATACTATTGAGATAAATACTACCAACTTACATAGTCCTACTGCAGCTTATCATGATACCCACTTATTTAACAACACCCTAGAAATCAGAGTATATGAATGAAGTAGTAATACCACTTAAGATACAAGGCATAGCTCAGATGAAAGCTGAGTTAAGAGAATTAAAAGGATCTATAGCCAGTGCTACTGATCCTGCACAAATGGCTGCACTTGCTCAACAGGCAGGTGTACTTAGTGATAAGATTAAGGATGCTAATGATGCAGTTGCTGTATTTGCATCAGGCTCTAAGTTTGAACAGGTAAGCAATGGACTAGGAGGGATTAAAGACTCATTGATGTCATTGGACTTTGAGGAGGCAGCAGAGAAGTCTAAGACTTTTGCTACAGCTTTAGGTGGCATTAATAAGACTGATATTACTAAGTCAATGAAAGGCATGGTAGACATGACTAAGACTTTGTCAGGTGCATTCTTAAAGTTAGGAATGACTATCTTAATGAATCCTATATTTTTAATAGTAGCAGCAGTAGTAGCCATTATAGCTGTAGTAGCTCTAGTACTTAAATCATTTGGAGTATTAGATGATGTAATCAAAGCAATGATGATGCCTATCAATATGCTGATTGCAGGATTTAAAGAGCTTACAGATTGGTTAGGTCTTACAGCATTCGCTGCTGAAGATAATGCAGAGAAAACTTTAGCAGCTAATGAGAAAGTAACTAAGTCATCTGAGGAAAGAACTGCTAGAGTTACAGGAGATTTAGGTAGAGAGATTGCTGAGGCTAAGGCAGCAGGTGAAGATACTACTAAGCTAGAGGAGGAGTTAAGCAATACTAAAATAAAAGAGGCTAATAAAAGAAAACAATCTGCTAAGGATGCACTAGATGCTCAGAAGAAATTAGGGGATGATGCTGATCTTAAGAAAATAGAAGATTTAAAAAAGCAAGTAGCTAAAGAAAATGAAATAATAAAGCAAGGATATTCTGATAAAATTGTAGCTAAAAATACTGCTGATAAAAAAGAGTCTGATGATGCTGATAAAAAAGAGAAAGAGGCTAGTGATAAGGCTAAGGTAGCAAGAGATAAAAGAATAGCAGCAGATAAAGCCTCAGAGGCAGATATTGCTGCAGCTGCTAAGGTAGTATCTGATTCTAAAAAGACTGCTCAACAAGTAGAGCTTGATGATTTGGCTGCTGCCTATAAGAAAAAAATAGATGAGGCTACTAAACATAAGAATGATATTACTGCATTAGTAGAAGCTCAGGAGATTCAGACAAAAGCTATTAATAAAAAGTATGCAGATGAAGCTAAGGTTAAGGATGATGCAGATAAGGCTGCTAAGGCAACTGCTATGACATCATCTCATGCAGCTAATATAGCTAAGATAGATGCTTATAATGCTGAACTTGCTGCATTGACTGATACTGAAGAGCAGAAATTGTATGATAAGTATGAAGCTGATAAAATTAAATTTGCAGATAATGAACTAGCTTTATTTAATCTTAAGAAAAAATATGAGGAGGATACTACAGCATTAAAGAAAACTGAGGCAGATAAGCAGAAAGTTATAGATGATGCAGCTCATGCTGATAAAATGAAAAACATTGAGGCAGGCTTTAAATTAACTCAGAGTGTAGGAGAAGCTATAGCATTTATGGCAGATACTAATATAACTGCTCAATTAAAAAAGGTAAAGAAAGGCAGTAAAGAAGAGGAAGTATTACTTAAGAAACAATTTGAACAAAATAAGAAAGCACAATTAGCTGCTGCTATTATTAATGCTGCTCAAGCTCAAGTATCTATCTTAGCACAATATCCTAAATTTGATGGAGGCTTTGCAATGGTGGCTGCAATGGCAGGAGCTGCTATAACATCTGCAATGGCTATAGGTAAAATAACAGCTGCATCTTTTAGTGGAGGTGGCTCAACTACTGACTCACCTGATTCTAGCTTAACATCCACTACAGCAGTAGCACCAGCAGCTGCACCTCAACTATTTGGGCAAGCCAACACAGGTAGTCAAGTGAATGCAGGAGGTAGCACAAATAACATAACAGTAACAGCTATAGTATCTGAGACTGAGATAACATCATCACAGAATCATATTAATAACATACAAAATAATTCAGTATTATGATAAGCTATCAATCCATCGTAGATAAGATTATTGCATTCTATGACAATCACCTACAAGTAAAGAAAGTAGGCTCAGACTTTAAAGAGCAAATGGTGAACTTTGCTACTAAAGATGAGAAGTATCCATTAGTCTATGTAGTTCCTACAGGAGTTACTCCCTATGAGAATGTCACTATCTTTAATTTAGAGCTGTATTGCTTTGATATCATACAGATGGATAGAGCTAACATCACAACTATCTTATCAGATACTCAGCAGATACTACAGGATTTATACCTAGAGTTTACATTCAGTGATGACTATGACTTTGATATAGATGGACAGCCTACATTCATACCATTGAACAATGACCTATTAGATTATGCTGCAGGATGGCAGATGAATCTTTCAGTAGTGATTAAGTCATGGACTAATTGCCAAATTCCTGAACAATATTCTTAATTGATATAATATAGTTATATGCCTTACAATATAAAATATCCAATGCGTAGAAAGATGGCTACAGTACTTAGAAGAGTACTTAGAAATAATTTCTTAGTAGACACAGGTACTCTAGTAGATTCAGTACGAATCAATGCAGAGATTAGTGATAGCTTTAATTTAAGGATACAAATTGTAGCAGCTTATTATTTTGGATTTCTAAATAATGGTACACAAACTATAGGAGCTTATAATCTACTTAGGCAATTTGATGCAGCATTAGATGAGGATGGAATCTATGCAGAGATTTGGGGAGGATATACTGAATATCTTTTAACTAAATATCCTATCTTAGAAATAGATAACATACTAGAAAGAGGGGGAGATATACTATTCTCATTTGAGCCTTTATTCGGAGAGTTTTATGGAGAGTTAGATTACTAGTCTAAAGTTTTTTTCATACCTAAGATATTAAAGACTAATACTACAGGCATCTCTAGGATATCGTTGAACTTGCTTAGGTCATCATTGCATAGAGCCATGATAGTGGACTCCCAAGCAAATTTCTGCTTTTGCTGTTCTCTCTTCTGCTCTTTAATCTCATCAGGATCATCTAGCACCTCATCATCAGTCACTACATCTACTAGTAAATTAGTATAGGTATTAGTAAAGTTTTCCCTAAATTTAATATACTCAGGTATTAATCCATAAACATCAGTAATTGGGTAATCTAAATACCAATCTAATCTATCTCTAGGACTATACTCATAAGGCTCAATGATATCATCACCATAAACGTTCTTAGATGTCCTCCTGTAGAGTAATGCTAAGATATGGCAGAAGTGGTCTAGGTAATTATTAGAGAAGTAATACTCTAGGTCTATGAACTCACCTAATGATAGCTTACTAAATGGCTTGAGTACATACTTATCTAGCTTATTCTTATACCTCCTAGATGGATCAGACTGTATCCATTTAATCTGCTTAGTCAATTCACTTAGCTCATCTATATCTAGCTCCTCAAATTCAGAGATATTGCTATCAGTTAAAGCAGAAAGTACATCAATCTGATAGTTAAACATTCCATCCTCACTGCTCAGACTCCTGATCTCCAGGAACTGACTCACTGATATCTGATTCCAATGCTTTGGTAACTTGAGATTCTGCATGGTTTGTTATTTTGTAGGTTACAAAGGTAAGGTAAGGGATAGCTATATCTGCTTTGAGCTTACTAAATAGTTTAGCTTTGTGTTTTAGATGTGCAGAATCATAATGCTCAGCATTAGATAGGTCAGTTCGTTTGAACATTAGAGCCATTATTTCAGAGATATATTCTTTATTATCTTTCTTAACAATCTTTTCAACAATCCTAGAATCTTTTACTGATAGCTTCATCTCAGCTCTATAAGTATAGCCATCTATTTCTATCTCTTCAACAGCATCTTTCTTAGTATAGTTATCTTTATTAAACAACTTAACATTCTCTAAGAACAGCTCAAAGTCTACATCCATCTCCTCCTCAGTTATACCTAAGTACTCAAAGACTTTGCAATGTTTCTCTAGGGTATCATACTCATCACTGTTATGGATAGCAGATATCTTTTGGAACTGCTCTAGTGTTAGCTCCTCCATCTTAGATGGGATTTCTTTGCCGAATAATTCTATCATAGTTTTAATTTTTGAACAAATATAAAAAAAATATAATATAGTTATGACAAAAGATATACCAATCTATAAAATTACTATAGATCCTGAGTATTCAGATGGTGAAGAGTTAGGGATTGAGCAAATAGCTTTCACCTCAACTCCTGCCATTATTACCAAAGGTCTAGCATTTGATGAACATAAGAAATTGTTTTTTTCAGATGAGCTAAAGTATAGAGTGGTAGCACCTGCCATGATTCCAATGGAGATATATAGGAATGATGAGAATGATGAGGAGTACTATGTACAATTTACAGCTGAGACTATTGAGCAGATTCATTCTAAATTCATGCAAGACCTATCTAATAGGAATGTATTTAACCTAGAGCATGATACTGATAAGACTGTACCTGCTTATGTACTTGAGGCATGGATAGTAGAAGATCCTAAGAAAGATAAAGCCTACTCTAGCTATGGTATTGAAGTACCTAAAGGCACATTAATGGTAACAGCTCAGGTAACTGATAAAGATTACTATAATGAGCTAGTAAAGAATGAGCAGATAGGTTTCTCTATTGAGGGATTCTTAGGCTTAAAACTAAGTAATCAATTAAATAATAAATATAGTATGAATAAATTACCTGATGGAGAACATCTAATTGATGGTAAGATCTATGTCGTAGTAGACGGTGAGATTATCGAGATTAAAGATGCACCTGTTGTTGAAGAAGAAGCAATGACAGAAGAGATTGCACTAGAAGATACAGTAGTAGAAGAGGAAGTAATAGAGGAGACACCTGCCACAGAAGAGATGGCTATTGATCCTGCTGCTGATGCTGAAGCTATCTTAGCTATAGTTCAACCTGTAATTGATGAGCAAATCAATGCTATTATAGCAATGATAGCTGATTTAAGAAATCATATGGAAGAGGTGATGTCTGAAGGTGAGGAAGTAGTGGAAGTAGAAGCTACTAAATTATCACAGCATGATAAGTTCAGTATGGTAAGTAAATTTTTAAACAATAATAACTAAATAAAAAACAAAAAAATGAGTAGAAAATTAAAATTTGACTTGGACATTGATGCATCTGCATTATTACAAGCTAACAGCGAAGCATTCTATAGCCGAGCTTATTTGAATGAGGAAGTAGTAGACAACTATCGTACACTACCAGGTGTTAAATTTAAGACTAAGATTTCTAATGTGGTCTTTGGACAAGTTTTACAAGCAGAGAATTGCGGATGGAACGCTTCAACTGATGAGCTTGCATCTGTAGAGATTGATGTATGTGGATTATCAGCTATGGCAGAGATTTGTCAATTTGACCTAGAGCAGTCTTTTGTATCATTACAAATGACTAAAGGATCTAATGGTGATTTCACTGTTGCATCTTTCATGGATTACTATTGGAATGAGATGTCTAAGACAATCGCTGAGAACATTGAGAAATTACGTTGGTCAGGTGATACTACATCAGGAACTCCTGCACTTGCTTTATGTGATGGATATAAGAAGTCACTAGTAGCTGATGCTGCTAATGTAATTGAAGTAGGTGGAGCTACACCTCCAGCTGTTAATGCAGGAAATGTACTTGCTACATTGGCTACAGTTTATGCTGCTATCCCTCCTGCTGTAATTGCTAATCAAGAAGAGTTACGAATCTATGTATCTTCTCCTGTAGCTACTGCTTATCGTGCTGCTGTTGCTGCATCTAATACACAAGCTAACTTAACTCAAGCATTAGATTTTTCTTATCTTGGAATAAAGATGGTATTATGTCCTGGAATGTTAAGTAAGTCTACTATCGTTGCTTCACCTAGAAATAATTTCTTATATGCATTTGATGCTGAAGGTGATGGGAAAGCATTACGAGCTATCAATTTAGCTGATACTGTTGCTACACCTGTTATCAGAACTCGTGCAAATATGAAAGTAGGATTTACTCACGTTAATGGTAATGAGATTGTATTCTACAACTCTGCATCTTAATTAACTAATTTATAAATCTAAGGGAGTGAAAGCTCCCTTTACTTAAAACTTATATTATGCCTTTAGGATGCGATGCCTTAGAAACGATAACAAAATCCTGTGACAACAACATAGGAGGAATTAGAAAAATATGGTTAAATGATCAAGAGAATATCACTACTAGCCCTGTTGTTGCAGTAAATGGGGAGGTAACTACATTAGTTGTATCTTTAGATTATACTGAATTTGAAATCAATAGAAACACAGGTAACTATACTGAGGATACTGCAGTAGATCTAATCAATGGATCTTCATTTGTAACTCAGACTATTACTTTAATGTTCAATAGAAGAGACAAAGATAAGTCAGAAGCTATCAATATACTAGCATCAGGTCAGAGATACCTAACTGCAATAGTATTAGATTCTAATGGCAAGTATTGGTTCTTTCAAGACCTACAATTAACTGCTACAGGTGAAGGATCAGGCACAGCTCGTGCGGATGGCAGTAAATATTCCGTTACACTTTTAGCGGAAGCAGACCATTTGGCGTGGGAAATTACTTCAGGTGCTGTAGCATCAGTTATTCCATAACCTTAACACCCTAATAATTAAAGCTCTGCATATTGTAGAGCTTTTTTTTTAAACATTTTTTGACCTTAGTATAATATAGTTATATGATATACATTAAAAAAGATGAGGTCAATCAGATTATCCTTACCCTAACAGAGGTAAGTACACTGCCGAATCCTTATTATTTGTTTGTCTTTCAGAATGAAATGGACAAACTTTCTGCACCTATTACATTCTACACTGCTGATAGCTCAGCTTATCCTGAAAGATTCAATCAGTTTTTATTGGATGAGCCTGTAGATTTGGAACTAATCAAAGGACAGTATACATATAGCATCTATGAGTCACATATCACACCTCCAACTATTGCTAACTCTACAGGAGTAGTGATTGAAGAGGGTAGGATGGTAGTAAGTGGACCAATAGTACAATCAATTTATGAGTAATTATGGCATTAAAAGACTTTTTTAAAACAGTAAAACACGAAATAGTAGAGGGATATCAATCATTCTCTACTCCATTCCTAAAGGTGGGAGGTGCTAATTTAACTCTACCCTATGTAAATGGTAGGAATCAGACTAATGGCTATATTCCATTTGGGCAGGATAATCTGTATCCAGAACTACTCAATCAAATATACTACAGCAGTCCATTACATGGTTCAATAGTGGGGTATAAAGTGAATGCAGCTGTAGGAGGTGGATTTAATATAGTGGCAGATAGACTTACTCCTCAAGATAAGCTAGAGCTATACACATTAGAAAGAAAATTAAACATTAAAAAAGTAGTACCTGCTGTAACTCAGCAACTAATACTGCACAATAGAGTATATTTCAAGTTATGCTTTGATGATAAGATGAAGCTCACAAAGATAGTCAATTTATCCCCTGAGAAACTTAGAGTAAACTTAGATAGAAAAAGATACTATATCTGTGATGATTGGTCTAGTAGGATTGGAGTACAGGAGATAAGGAGATACACTCCTACCTGTAGAGACTATGAGCAACTATTTGTGTATGAGGTAGAATGTATTGGACAGGATTTCTATCCATTACCTCAGTACACCTCAGCTCTAAACTTTGCATTCTTATCAGGCGAGCTTTCATATTTTGCTAAAAGTAATATACAAAACTCAATCTTTCCATCCTTTGCTATGATGTTTCCTAAAAGGCCTCAGTCTGAGGAGGAAAAAAACATGATAAGGAATACCATTGATAGGCTTAAAGGAGCGGCCAACAGTGGGAAAGCTGTAGCATTCTTTGCTAACTCAGCAGACCAATTACCTAAGATAGAGGCTTTGCCAACTAATGGTAATGATGGTTTATTTCAAGAGGCATCACAACTTAACACTGAGCAGATTTGCTTCTCTCACACTATAGATCCTATACTTATGGGTATTCGTACTACAGGCTCACTAGGTAATGGCTCAGATATTAAGCAGGCTTACATCATATTTGAGAAAAATGTAGTAATGCCATTGAGAGATATGGTATCTGATATCTTTAATGAGCTACTTTTTATAGCAAAGATAGATGCAGATTTCACTATCAATAACTATCAGATAATTAACGAGGCAATAGTAGAACTTGAGGGAGATACCTCTAAGACTAATGATGCACTTAATACATTGAATCCTGCAGTAGCTGCTAAAGTCTTAGAGAATATGTCTAAGAATGAAATTAGAGCCTTAGCATCTTTGCCTCCATTGAATGATACACAAACACCTATACTATAATGCTATACTTTATAACAGAAACATATCTAAAGAATAACACACCCATCACAGCTAATGTAGATGTCAACAATGTTACTCCTTACTTAGCTACTCAAGCTCAGTTGAGAATCATGCCTATCTTAGGCACTACATTCTATAATGACTTGCTTACTAAGTACAATGCTCAGACTTTAGATCCTGATGAGGAGATGCTAGTTACATTCATACAGCCTATTATAGCATGGAGAGCAGCAGAAGATGCTGTATTTGGTCTTAGTCTACAGCTAAAGAATAAAGGTCTACAGACTCAGTTCGGAGATAACTCATCATCTGTAGATAGAGGTACAATAGCATTCAGTATGGAACACTATGCACAAAAGGCTGCGTTTTTTGAGCAGAGATTGATTAGATACTTACTAAAAAACAGAGCTTTGTATCCAATATTTACAGGTACAACTAACCGAGATACTGACCTTAGACCTATGATAGATGGCTGTAGCTGTTTATCTAATGGATTGCTAGAATGCAATGGTCTATGTGGAGGTGCAGGAGGCAATGGCTATAATAATTCAATCTTAATAATATGAAGCACTCAGGAGTCTTATCTATAATAGTATTCAGTTTAGGATACTTAACAGGCATATCATTACTATTTGAGCCTGCTATATATCTTAAGCTAATGGGAGGTAGTATAATAGGCTATCTTACTTTTATTCTAGCATTACAAATAGAGGGAAGGGAATGAAAGCACAATTATCACTATTACTAATATCAATTCAATCACAACTTTTGACACTTATATCTATATGCTTTGCATTCTTTTTACCAATAAGTGGGATACTGCTGATGATTGGAGTATTAATATGCATTGATACTATCACAGGTATATGGAAAGCTAAGAAGATAGGAGATAAAATAACTAGCAGAAAGCTCTCATCTATAATCAGCAAGTTAGCACTGTATGAGGTAACTGTGATAATGTTCTTTTTAATAGATAGATTCATACTAAATGACATCATGCTTACTTTTTTCAGTGTACCATTTATGTTGACAAAGATAGTTGCATTAGTGTTATCCAGCATCGAGGTGATGTCTATTAATGAGTCAATAAAACAAGTAAAAGGGGTGGACCTTTGGCAAAGTGGAAAGGAATTATTTGCTAGAGCTAAGGAAGTTAAAGAGGACCTAAACAAACTGAAATGACTAGATGGGAACTTACATCTAAATATGGTACTGCTAATGTAACAGGTGCAGGATATTTAGTAAAGATTAAGTTACCTTATCCAATGAGAATAGCTTGGGACTTAGACAGCACTGTCAACTCTATGATGTGCCATAAGTTAGTAGCTGATAATTTTACAGCTGTATTCAATGAGCTTCTAGCTACCTATGGATACGATAAGATAAAAGAGTTAGGGATTGATTTATTCGGTGGATGCTTCAACTATAGAAAGATGAGGGGAGGTACAGCACTATCCATGCACTCATGGGGAATAGCCATTGATCTAGATCCTGCTAGAAATCTACTCAAAGAATCATCGAAAACTGCAAGATTTGCAAGACCTGAGTATAAGGCAATGATAGATATATTCTATAAGCATGGGTTTATATCTTTGGGTAGAGAAAAGAACTACGATTGGATGCACTTTGAAATAAAAGAATGATGAGATACTTAGCTATAATCTTACTACTCAGCAGCTGCTCTGCACAATACCATCTTAATAAAGCTATTAAGAAAGGATATACCTGTGAAGAGACAGGAGATACTATCAGAATTACAACTTTAGATTCTATCCCTGTTATCATTCATGATAGCATAGTGTGGGAGAAATTCATCACTACTAAAGATACCATTATAAAGTATAAATCAGTCTATGTGCCTAAGACAAAAATAGAATTAAAGCGAGAGTATAAACTTAAAGTAAAAACTATCTACAAAGATCGTATTGTAGAAAAAGCACAGGCTAAAGCTACACAACCTAAGACTAGAGGTAATCTTAATCTGTTATTTGTAGGGGTAGGCGTAGGCTTACTGCTATCATATCTCTTTAAATTTGCAAGGGAAAAATATTTGTTCTAAGTTTACACCATATATGGTAAGAAAAAGACTGTTTTTTGACATTGAGACATCATTCAATGTTGGTATATTTTGGCGGTCAGGATATAACCTCACAATCAATCCAGGTGATATCATTCATGAGAGAGCAATCATATGCATCTGCTATAAATGGGAGTCAGATGGTGATGTACAGTTCCTAACTTGGGATAAAAAGCAATCTGATAAGGCAATGATTAAAGCATTCCTTAAAGTTATGGCTCAAGCAGATGAAATTGTGGCTCATAATGGGGATAGATTTGACCTAAAATGGTTGCGTACAAGAGCTTTATTACATGGTATTGATGTTATGCCTTCACCTAAGACTATTGACACGCTTAAATGGGCTAGAAAGTACTTTAATTTTAACTCAAATAAACTAGACTATATAGCTAAGTATTTAGGAGTAGGGCAGAAGATGGATACAGGGGGATTAGACCTGTGGAAAGACATAGTATTTAAGAAAGATCAGCAAGCAATGGATAAGATGGTAGAGTATTGCAAAATGGATGTCACTGTACTTGAAGCTGTATTCAATAAACTTAATTCCTACACTACTCCATCTACTCACTATGCTGTAATGGAGGGAGATGAGAAGTTCTGCTGTCCTGAATGTACAAATTACAATGTGAGATATAATAAACAGGTAGTGACTGCAGGAGGTACTATCCATCATTGGATGTTATGCAATGATTGTAGAAAACATTTTAAAATAAATAATAAAAGTTACACAGAATTTTTGAAATTCAAATATAAACATTAACTTAGCACTTGTTTCCATGTTAAAGAAAGCAGTTGTAAGCTCCCCAGCACGCAGCTGCTTTTTTTTTTGCATGAATAATGCTAAATAAAGTTTACATAATAGGCATAATTCCGATTATCATGTAATTCCAAAGTAACTTATCATGTAATTCCAAAGTAACACTTTAGATTATGTCCCGTTTTTTACGAAATAAATTGGACTTTTTAAGGCTATAACCTTAATAATAGCAAAGGTTTTAAGGTTTTAACCTGTCGGTATTTCCGCCAAGTTGGTTGCAGTCGCAAATTGCGACCTATCCTTATTTAGAATGAATATAAATTACACTTTTTTATTGCAGTTATAAAACTTTATACTATCTTTGGCGTATAGTTATCAACAATTAAAACTTTTACACATGAAAACATTTAATGAAATCTTAGATTATTTAGAAGTACAACAGCAGGAGGATAAGCTAAACACAAATCAACTGCATTTAATTATTCAGACCTTAACTACATTTTTAAACAAAGAACAGTTACAGGAAATTGAGAATTTATTTAAACAAATGAATAGAATCAATGAAAAAACTAATTAATTATTTTACTCCTGTAGGAGAAGAGCAGAAAGCATGTGCTATAGCTATGCTTATTGTTACAACTGTAATACTATCAATCTTATTTTTATTCACTTTTTTAGAACTTATATTATGAACTTTATTAAACTAACTAAATTTGAAAACAAGTATTGGTCTAATTGGAAAACTAGCTACGATAGTGATGTATATATATTTGGCACTATTGAGCCATTTACATATCATGCTGAGGAGACTGATGATGAAGAGGTATCCCTGTTTCCTTTAAGTAATGCAAATCTTAACTTATTAAAATCTAAGATATGAATAATAACATGATTACACTTTTTCAGCAATTAGATTGGTGGCAGAGACAAGATAGAGGTAGCTTTAATTTAGAACTTTACCTGCAAATCTGCAGAGCTAAACTACTCAGAGATGATAAATGAGTTCACACAGCTAGCTATTAAGGTCCAGGATGAAATAGCTAATGGTGAATACACTCACCAAAAATACCTACAATTTAGAGAGTGGTACTTTCAGAATTATGAGGGTAGTAAGAGAAATGCTGTCAGAGATTTCAAGATGTTTGATTTAATGTATGGCTTAGATGTGCCAATTAAAAACAATGACAATGAAGATATATAAAGTAGTGTTCAAGACCTTTGACTATTGGAATGGTCCTGTGAAGTTAGTTACTAGAATTATAGAGGCATATGATCGTAATCATGTTAAGCAGCTCATTCAGAAAAATGATGATTTAATAATGCTAATTGAAGAGATATGAATGATATCATAAGAGAAAGGTATCCATTTGAGCCTACTAAGAAGATAGCAGATGACTTAGGACTTAGTGAGTCATCAGTTTATAATAGAGCTTTTGCTATGGGTATTAAGAAAGATCCTGTATACTTAAGGTCTACTCAATATCCTCCAGGATATCTAGGTGGTAAAGCTACTCAATTTCAGAAAGGTCAAGTACCTCCTAACAAAGGACAGAAAATGTCCAAAGATTTGTATGAGAAAGTAGCTAAGACAATGTTTAAGAAAGGTAATAAGCCTATGAATACTCAGCCTATAGGTACTATCCATCAAAGGAAAGATACAGGAGGTAAAATGTACCAATATATTAAGCTAGCAGATTCAAAGTGGCAGCTCCTCAATAGATATACTTGGGAACAGCACAATGGACCAATTCCTAAAGGGATGGTGGTAGTGTATAAGGATGGTAATTATATGAATAATGATATTACTAATCTGCTAATGATTACTTTGAAAGAAAATATGGCTAGAAATACCATCCAAAGATTGCCTAAAGAATTACAACAGGTAATGAGATTAAAATGTAAACTAATAAATAAAATAAATAATAATGGCACAAAACAAACTAAGTGATTTAAGAGATCACATCTTTATGGCTCTCGAGAGATTGAGCGATGAAACATTAACAACAGACCAGGTGAATGTGGAGGTAGATAAAGCTAAGGCAATATCTCAGCTCGCAGGTACTCTAATCCAATCTGCAAAAGTAGAGATAGATTTCATTAATGCTACAGGTGTAATGGAGTCTCAATCGGATCTATTTAAGTCAGTAACACAAACTAAATTGTTATGACTAAAAAACAAGCACACATAATACTATACACGCTTTGGGAAAATCGTTATTTAGTTTCAAATTTTCAAGAGCCTCATACCGAATATGATTGGGCAGTAGATTTATTAATTAATCCTCCCAATAAATATTCATACGAATGGGAAAGAGAAGAAGAAGATTATAGTGTTAAAAAAATTAGTAGAATAAATTTTAAAAAAGCTAAAGAAATTCAACCTGATTTATATCAAGGATGTTATTTATTATTTAATAATGAAAATTTAGTTTATGTTGGAGTATCTAATTGTATTTATTCAAGATTAAGGGAACATACAAGAGAAAATATTAAAGAATGGGATACAGTAAAATTTTTTGAAGAGCATGATCGTAATAAAGCTCTTGAAATGGAAAATAATTTTATACAAAAATATAAGCCAAAATATAATATAGCAGGAACTAAAAAACATACAAAAAAATGACAGAACTAAAATTTTTAAAAGAACAAATTATAAAGTATAAACTAGCTACCAACTCTAGGAATAGAGCCTATGTCTATAAGAGATACTATGTAATGTACAGGCTAAACAAATGTAAGCTATCACTTAGTGAAATAGGAAGGCTTATGAATAGACATCATGCTACTGTTATACATGGTATCAGAATGCACAGGAGATGGTCTAGGATGCATGATAAAGTATATCTCCATGAGATAGAGCCATTAGTGCAAGCTGCAGATGATCTAGATTATGAGGATAAGTACAAAGTCTCAGCATTAGAGAAGTTCAATTACATAAATGTGAGGATTCAGATGCCTTGGGAGTATGATAAGGTCAATAAATTTAAAGAATATATGACAGCTAAAGAACTAGCTGAAATAATTTAAGCCCTTCGGGGCTTTTTTTGTGCAATGTTAAAATGGTCCTTACAACTTTGCACAAAAGATTGCACATAAAATAGAATTGATTATCAATAATTTAGATTGATTTGTGCAAAGTTTTGAGAAAAAGCCCCTACCCTATATATACTATAAGACCAGGATGAAAAAAAAAAGTAAAAAAAAAGACCAACTTTGCACAAAGCCTTGGTACTGCTAACTTTTGGGTGTGCAAAGTTTGTGCAAAGTTGTATGTTGATAAAAAAAGATTGCACACTTTGTAAAGTATTAATAATTATTATTACATTTGTAAAAATTAGAACAGCCAATGACAAAGACTTTAATCTTAGAGAGTATAAATCCCCCTATCAACTTGGCTGTTCGCTTAGGGGGACTCTCTTTTTTATATAAATTATGAATCTAATAGATGTAGCACATGAATTAATAGCAGAGGGATTGAATCCTCTACCACTTTGGAACAGCAAAGCTCCAATGCTTGAGGCAGGTCATAATTTTTTATATGAAACTATTACAGATGTAGATAGTAGATTCTTAAAAGCTGAAAAAATAGGGATAGCCTGTGGATTAGTTAGTGAATTTTACTGCATTGACTTTGACTGCCATAATGGTGAGCCTATTAAAGATACATTTGATGACTTTATTAATGTGCCATCTATTAAGATGCTTATTAAAGATGGGATGCTATCCTGTTACACTACAGCAGGAGGTGGCTATCATGTTTACTTTAGATCAAAAGAGAAGTTTAATGGTAGAGTATTTGCTAAATATCCTACAGGAGCTACAATGGTAGAGATGAGAGGCAATGGACAGTACTGTGCCTGCTATCCATCTAGTGGATATAGTCATATAGGTGGTGAGGAGTACATAAAGCTGAGCTATTTTGATGATGATATTAATAATGTCTTTGATTTAATTACATCTTACAATCAGCATCACACTATTAGTCTACCTCACAAAGATACATCTGATAGAAAATGGGCAGAGACCTGGAAAGATACTACTCCTGATGGTAAATATAACCTTGAGAATGGAGAAGAGGCTAAGGAGCTGCTTAAGGGGATAGGTTGGCAGTTCTGCAATAAGAGAAAGGATGGCTCAGAGTATTGGACTAGACCTAACAAAGATATAAAAGATGGATTCTCTGCTACTTTTGGCTTTCAAAATAATATGTTCTATATATTTAGTGAAGATGGAGGAGCTATAAAGCCATTTGAATCTAAGCAATCTTATTCACCATTTAATATCTATACTTTAGTCAAGCATAATGGAGATTGGAATGCTGCTAAGGAGGCATTGAAAAAGAAGTTTAAGATGGTAGATGATGACTTTTGGTCCACTACTCAGAATGGAGCTTACAATCTTAACAACTTTAAGTTCAAAACATTCCTAGATAACAATGATTTCTTTAAGCATTCCCCTGAGAAAAATGGCACATTTCAAATGATTAAAAAAGAGGGTATATTTTTAAATGAGGTATATGAGAAAGATATAAAAGATTTTGTATTAGATTACATAACCTCTAATGATAAGCCTGAGGGAGTTTATAACCTGATGAGTGGCAATCTTAAGTTCTTTAAGAGAGAATTTCTAGGGATATTGACTAGTAAGAATGTAAGTCTATTGAAAGATGACAAAGATAGTGCATATCTATTCTATACTAATTGCATAGTAAAGGTATCTAAAGATAAAAAAGAGGTACTATCTTATGCTGATATGGATCTATCTATTTGGAGAGACCAGGTCATCAATAGAGACTTTAAGAAAACAGATCACCATAGTTCAGAATTTAGAACTTTCATTTGGAACATAGCAGGTAAAGATAAAAGTAAGTACAAAGCATTTCAGACTGTAATCGGATACCTCCTGCACAGCTATAAGGATAGGAGTAATAACAAAGCTATTATCTTTAATGATGAGGCTATCTCTGATGTGCCTAATGGGAGAAGTGGAAAGGGATTGTTTTGGAATGCAATGGGACATCTTAAGAAAGTGCAGAGCTTAGATGGTAAGCTGTTTGACTTTCAAAATAAATTCCCCTATCAGAATGTATCTACTGACTGCCAAATATTAGTATTTGATGATGTTAAAAAGAAGTTCAACTTTGAGAGCTTATTCAGTGTTATTACTGAGGGTATTACTATTGAATACAAAGGCAAGGATTCTATTAAACTAGATGTAACTAACAGCCCTAAGATTATTATCACTACCAACTATACTATCTCAGGCAATGGTGCATCTTTCAATGCTAGAAAGTATGAGGTAGAGATGGCTAAGACATTTAATGATAAGTTCACTCCTGTAGATCTATTTGGTCATGAGCTGTTCGTTGATTGGGATGATGACCAATGGGCAGCCTTTGACAATTATTGTCAAGAATGTATACAGATATATCTTAATGTAGGACTTATAGAGATGCCTACTGTAAATCTAAACTTTAGAAAGATATTAGATGAGATTAGCAGTGAAATGTACTATTTCTTTGAGGATCTAAAAGAGGATACTTACTACTCAGTGAAAGAACAGTTATACGATTCATTTTGCAATGCATTCCCTGATAAAAAGAACTACATAACACAGAACAGCATCACAATTAACTTTAAGAAGTACTGCGAATACAAAGGATATATCTGCTCTACCAATAGGAATGGAGGCAGTACTAAATTGTCATTTGTACAGGAGGTAAAAGAGATAGATATATGGGATGAATTAACAATTAAAGCTATGAATATATGATAAAATTAAAAAAGATTAAAAGACAAGGTGAATGGAATATGTCTTATTATTATTATGATATAATTCCTGTAATTCAAGATAGTGGTATTTATATGTTATATGATAAAAATGATGATTTAATTTATATTGGTCATACAAAAAACATAAACAATAGACTACAGATGCATTGCAAAAACGATAATAAAGATTGGAGTTATGCAAGAGTTATTTTAATTGAAAACAAAGAACATAGATTAATTATGGAAAAAATATTAATTGAATATATGAAACCGATTAATAATAAATCTTTACCTTCTTGTTTAAATTTAAGTTTTAATTTAGATTCAAATAAATTAATAGAAATGCAAAAAAAAACTTCACAATCTATTTTAGCTATTAATTCATTGCAAAATTTAATTGAAAATTTAAATGAAAGTGATATTATTAATTCAAAAAATACAATGTTATTAAACAAACAATTATCTAAAGTTCATTATGACATAATTAGAGTGCATTTTGAAATTGCTTCTTATTTAAATTTTTCATATTTAGGCAAAATAACAGAAAATTAATTATCATGACCAAAGAAAACAAAACACTTTTAAAAGCCCTAGAGATTAACTACCTCACCCTTAAGCACCCCACCATGCCATACATTACAGCATCAGATTGGAATGATAACTCTGCCAATGCTCTCACTAAATGTATCATACACTTTTTAACCTATTCAGGCTTTCAAGCTGAGAGAATCAATACAATGGGAGTATATAGAGAGGGTAAGAAGATACAGGTAGGTGAGAACACTAGACAACTGAAAGGCACTTATACTCCTAGCACAGGTACAAAAGGATCTGCTGATATATCTGCCACCATTAGAGGTAGGTCAGTTAAGATTGAGGTGAAATATGGTAAGGATAGGCAGTCAGAGGTGCAGAAGAGGTATCAGGAATCAGTAGAAGCTGCAGGGGGTACATACTTTATTGCAAGAACTTTTGATGAATTTATGATATTTTATTTAAAATTCCTTGCAGATATAAAATAATTGACTATCTTTACAGAAATAATTTAAATCTATATTATGGAAACAAAAACAAAAGCTGTAGTACCAGCACCTGTACTAACCCTGCACCAAAAGCTACACAAGGCTAAGCAGTCAATCGGCAAAGTAGCTAAGAATGCTACCAATCCCCACTTTAAAAAGTCCTACAGTGACATCAATGCAATTACTGAGGCAGTAGAGCCTATTCTATTAGAGAATGGTCTACTATTACTACAGCCTATTCAAGGTAATTCAGTATGTACTCAGATAATCTGCATAGATTCTAATGAGTCTATTGAGTCATGCATGGAACTACCTGCAGGACTTAATCCTCAGCAAGTAGGATCTGCAGTCACTTACTATCGTAGATATACTTTGAGCAGTATCTTATGCTTACAATCAGTAGATGATGATGCTAATCTAGCTAGTGTACCTGTTAAGGCAGCTAAGCCTGGTCTATCTAAAGAAAGATTTGAGGAGGCATTAGTATCTATTCAGGATGGTAAGTTTACTATCCCTAAGCTAAGAGAGACCTTTGAGCTAACTGATTTACAGAATAAAGCACTCATGTTATTATGAAATGGCATCCATCTTCACTCGGAAAATTAATGACAGCATCTAGGACTAAGTCAGAGGTGCTATCTGAAACTACTAAGAGCTACATTAGAGCAGTAGCTAAGCAGGATTTCTACGGTTATAATGTAGAGCTGAATAACAAGTATATTAATAAGGGCAAATTGCAGGAGAATGATTCTATAGCTCTATTCAACTCTGTAATGTTCAGCAACTACTCTAAGAACACTGAGAGACTGAATAACGAATGGCTCACAGGAGAGGCTGATATAGTACTAGATGACCAAATAGTAGACATTAAGACATCATGGTCATTAGAAACGTTCCCTGCTACATCAGAAGAGGGTATAAATAAAGATTATGAGTGGCAGCTAAGAGCTTACATGATGTTATATAATAAAAATTATGCTAGTCTAGTCTATTGCATGGTCTCTACTCACCCATCTCTACTCAATGAATGGGAGAACTTATCACTGCATCAGGTAGATCACATAGCTCCTGAGAAGAGAATCACTACTCTACTCTTCAGTAGAGACCTGGAGCTTGAGGAGGAGATAAAGGTAAGACTGCATCACTGCACTGAGTATTATGTTAAGTATATTAATCAATTAAATAATAAATAAAATGACAGAAAAAGAATTTTACCAACAAGCAATGATTGCAGCAATGCAAGGACTGCTATCAGCAATCGGAAATGGCTATCAAGCTGAGTATGTACATCCTCACTCAACTGTAGCTTGTATGGCTGATGAGTATGCAAAAGCTCTAACAACAAGAGCAGAGATTGAAGTAGCAAAAATGAGACTAGACAATCCATTCCCTGAGCAGGTAGTATGAAAGAAAAAACAATGGCAATGATCCTAGCACTAGTAGTGTATGGATTGATAATAATAGGTATGTATAATTTAATAACAACTATAATATGAATGATTACAAAGTAAAAGGACTTATCAAAGTGATAGGTGAGACAGTACAAGTTACTGAGAAGTTCTCTAAGAGAGAAGTAGTAATAACCGTAGAGGATGGGAAATATCCTCAATACATCACCTTACAGGCTACAGGAGACAAAACATCTCTACTAGATGGCTGTAGAGTAGGTGAAGAGGTAGAGGCATCATTCAATCTGAGAGGTAGAGAATGGCAGGATAAGCATTTCAACTCATTAGAGTTATGGAAGATAGATCTATTAACTGCAGCTGCAACTCATGTACCTGATAATCCTGCAGATGATCTCCCTTTCTAAAGGTGAGAGCCTTAAGGACTTTATGATTAAAGAGACCAAGTCTAAGCTCACCAATAGATATAAGCTCAGTCATTATGCTGAGGATATCGGAGTCTCTTACTGCTCCATTTGGAGATTCACTAATGGTAAGGCTGTCAATGAGCAGTTTTATCTCAAATGGTGGAAAAATTATCTAAATAATCAATAACTTTATGGCAGTCGTAAGACTGCCTTTGTTATTTTTGGCAGATGATAATACTAACCTACATTGCAGTATCATGGTTTCTAGTAAACTTTGAGCCATTACAGCTACTGATTGACTCAATCTATAGCAAATTCAAACCTAGCATTCTAGCAATGTATCTACATTCCTCTGCTACCTGTATTAAATGCGTATCTTTTTGGCTAACATTAATTTGCACCTGGTCTTTTGCTCAGGCAACTATTGTGGCTCTATTGTCGTTTATACTACAGGAATGTTTACAGAAGCTGAGCAAGTAATAATACAACAGGTGTTCAGTCTACCTGAGAAAGAGCAATCCTATAAGATTCATCTATTAAAACTCAAAGCTATTAAAGATAGGCTAGTTAGTTATGAGAAAGAATGCTTCTGCAGTAGTGTAAGGAGAAAGATATGGCTTAAGGATTTCAAGCAATGGTATGAGACCTATACTTGACAACTACATATCAGCTCACTACAAAGAGATAAGGAAATATACTAACTATTTTCTAGTAAGAATGAAGTCTACAATATCTGCTGATGCTGTAATAAATAACTCTTTTTTATATTTATGTAATATAGATATAGAGGTAACTGATCCCGGTAAGGTGAAAGCATATCTATTAAATACTATTAAGATGCAGATTCTATGGTCTACATCACTAACTAATAGGCAAGAGAGAGTGACAGCTACAGATAGTACTATGCCGATAGTGATGGATGATGATACGGATTTATACGATAAGATACGAGATGATATGCAGTATCAGAACAATATGGCAGTGATAGAGACATATAGAGGTAGGATTACAGATAGGATTAAGCTGATAGTGTTTCAATGTTACTTTGATAAAGGATACAGTACAGCTAGAGCAATGGCAGAATATTTCAGAATACCTGTTACATCTGCTCACTATTGGATACAAGAAATAAAAACCGATTTAAAAAACCTAAGAGATGAAAATTAAAGATGAATTTATTGGAGCTAAGATCTCCCACAAAGGTAACAGGATTACTTTAGATGCTAATAGATATGATTACTTTGTATCTATAGGATTAGGCTATATGTTTGAAGAGCCAACTGTAACTGAGCCTAAAGTAGTGAAGTATAAAGCAGTCAAAGGACCAATACCTACTCCTGTAGTAGATGAGCCTGTAGTAGAGGAGGAGGACAATGGGCAGGACTAAACTAATAGAGACTCCTGAGAAGCTGATGGAGATATTTGAGGAGTATAGAGCTTATACTCTAGATAATCCTAGACATAAATGGGTGTTATCACAAAAGACTGCAGAGATGGTGGCAGAGCCTTTGAGAGTGCCTTTAACTAATGAGGGATTTGAGATATTCTGCTATAAGAATTACTCAGATTGTCATCATTATTTTGATAACACTGATAATAGATATTCTGAGTATAGGACTATCTGTTCGTACATAAAGAGAGAAATCAGAAACGACCAAATCAGTGGAGGTATGGTAGGACAATTTAATCCATCCATCACTCAGAGACTAAACAATCTAACTGAGAAATCAGACATCACTACCAATGGTAAGGATATCTCTGAAATCAAAGTTAACATCATCACTAGTGCAAAGGATTGAAATGATGTGCCAAGCTGTTGAGGCTTACATCTATTCTAAGAAAGGAGTAGCTATAAAGATTAACAGGATAGCAATTATCAGTGATAGTAGGCAGATGGAGATGCTAGCCTATGCTTATGCTTATACCAATGGAGATAGATAGTACCGTTATATTCCAAAAGAACTATGCAGCTCTCACTGATCCTGCACTAAGATTCATTATCAATGAGGGTGGCTCAAGGTCATCTAAGACCTACAGCCTTTGTCAGATGCTAATAGTCTACTGCTATCAGAATAAGAACAAGGTAGTCTCAATCATTCGTAAGACATTCCCTGCACTGAGAGCTACAGTCATGAGGGACTTTCTAGAGATCATGAAAGACATGGACATCTATGAGGTTAGCAATCACAACAAGTCAGAGCATATCTACTCATTCCCTAATGGATCTATAGTGGAGTTCTTTAGTGTAGATGATGAGCAGAAGATAAGAGGTAGGAAGAGAGATGTGGCATGGTGTAATGAAGCCAATGAGTTATTCTATGATGACTTTACTCAGCTGAACATGAGAACAGAAGACAAGCTAATCTTTGACTATAACCCATCTGAGTCATCATCCTGGCTTTATGACCTACCAACTGAGGAAAGCATCCTAATCAAGTCTACCTACAGGGACAATCCATTCCTACCTGATAGCATTAAGAAGCAGATTGAGGACTTGAAGAGAACTGATGAGGCAATGTATCAGATATATGCTCTAGGTGAGAAAGCTATCTCTAAGAGTAACATCTACTCTAATTGGACATTCATAGCTCATAGACCAACTAAGTTCGTAAAGTATGTCTATGGCTTAGACTTTGGATATAACCACCCTACAGCTCTAGTGAGAGTCTATTACTGTGACAATGATATCTTCATTGAGAAGATTATCTATGAGAGCTACCTCACCACTACTCAGCTGATAGAGAAGATGGATGCATTGAATGTGGATAAGAATATAGAGATAATGGCAGACTACTCAAGACCTGAGATAATTGCCGAGATGAATACTGCAGGGTATGATGTGCATAATGCTAACAAGGTAGTGAAGAAAGGCATAGATAACATCAAGACCTTTGGAGTATTTTGTCAGGAGGATAAGCAGATAATGAAGGAGTATGAGAACTATAAGTGGAAGAAGATAGGTGACCAAATCATGGATGAGCCTATTAAGTTATATGATGATGCCATGGATGCAATCCGATATGCTACCACTTACATAAGACAAGAATATTACACCGATGATTCATACTATGCGTTCTAAACAAAAAGCTATCCTAATGTAATATAGTTATGAGTAATGATATACTTAGAGATATTGCTGCAGCATATTCAGTAGGAGCTTATCCTCCATTGAATGAATCTTACATTTTTGCTATAGCTAATCATTACGGCATAGATGTAGCTAGCTCTAAGAATTTAATAGGAGATATCTTATCAGTAGTAGGGGGAGATCCTGGTACATCAGATGATCACCTTATGAATATAGTCTTAGAGTTAGGAGGCACAGTAACAATCAATGCTAATTGGATAGAGGCATGGCTATTGGTTGCAGGGGGAGGTCCTCCAGCAACTGACAACAGGGTAACTGAGATTAGTGACCAAAGAATAACAGAGGATTTAGATAACAGAGTAATACAATAAATTATGGCAAATATTAAAATTAGTCAATTAACAGCAAAAGGTACACCTATAGCAGCTACTGACTTAGTAGAAATTAGTGAGAGTAATGGTGCAGGTGGCTATGTGACAAAGTCAGTTACAGGTGCAAATATCCTAGCTTCAAAGCAGGACACCTTAGTCAGTGGCACTAACATCAAGACTATCAATGGTAGCTCTGTTCTAGGCAGTGGTAACTTAGTAGTGACTCCAGGTGTAGCATCACTTACAGCAACAGCACCTGTAGTAGCTACAGGAACTAGTACTCCTGTTATTAGCTTAGCTTCAGCTTATGGAGATACTCAGAATCCTTATGCCTCAAAGACTGCTAATCATATTCTAGCAGCACCTAATGGAACGTCAGGAGTACCAACATTCAGAGCTATGGTAGCATCCGATGTCCCTACTTTGAATCAAAGTACTACAGGCAATGCTGCAACAGTTACAACTAATGCTAATCTTACAGGTCCTGTCACAAGTATAGGCAATGCAACAGCTATTGCTAATGGAGCTATCTCTAATGCAATGCTAGCTAATGGAGCTGTAGCGAATCTATCAGGTACTAATACAGGTGACAATGCTACGAATAGCCAATATAGTGGCTTAGTAAGTAATGCAACTCATACAGGTGATGCTATAGGAAATGTAGGCTTAACTGTTAAGGGTATCAATGGCACTTTATTATCTAATCTTAATACAGGCATATTAAAGAACACAACAGGCACAGGTGTACCAAGTATAGCTGTAGCTGCTGATTTCCCTATACTCAATCAAAATACTACAGGAACTGCAGGATCTACTGCTACATTAGCAACTGCGAGAACTATATCCACTAATGGTGATGTACTATATACATCCCCTCCATTTGATGGCTCTGCGAATGTTCTAGGCACAGCTACATTAGCATCAATAGGTGTAGCAGGTACTTATACAAAGGTCACTACAGATGCTAAGGGTAGAGTAACCGTAGGAGCTAATCTAACTGCAGGAGATGTCCCTACACTTAATCAGAATACAACAGGTACAGCAGACAACGTTACAGGCATTGTAGCAGTAGCGAATGGAGGTACAGGTACAGCCACTCCAAGTTTGATAGCAGGAACTAATGTAACTATTACAGGAACTTTCCCTAATCAGACTATTGCTGCTTCAGGTGGTGGAGGAGGTGGTGGTACAGAGATAGGAGCTTTAATTGGTGGTGGAATAGTTGTTGCAGTATTTAATGATGGCGGAGTTAATAAAGCACTTGTTGCAAGTCTAACTAATTTAACGCCAAGTTTACCTTGGACAATACCAGCATTTCAAACTATTGCAATAGGTGCTACAGCTCGAAGTTATTCAGATGGTCTTACAAATACTAATGCAATTATA